GTATGTGTCTGGTTTGTCATACTCATGATCATGATCATCAGGTTGACTATGGTCTGACTGATGTCTGACACCAGTGTGACTATAGGTCCCGATTTGTCTTTAAAAGAAACAAGGGTCGTCCAGACAAGAATCGCCTAATGTCTGCGGTTCATACCATCGGCCCCGATAGTCTCACTTCAGACCCGAAAGGTCATCGGATGATGTATCCGTTGTCCTCTGTCTCTAAGTAAATCAATGACTTAGCTGATGTCATCCAGGAATGACCCAAGATTCCTGGTACCATGCTCGGTCTTTCGGCCCCCCAGTGGTCCAATCAATCAATCGTTTTCAAAAGTCCGTTAAAGAGTTGTCGTTGTTGTTGTTGTTGTCAGACCTCTTGAAGCAGACCCCCGCCCCACAAAAGAGGGGCCTTAGAACCCCCAGGAGTCCCCGTCATGGCCCTAGAGTCAGGAACCTACATCAACAGTCTGAACGCAAGTAACCCTGCGTCTACCGATGGCCTAGGTCAGGCTGATGACCACCTACGTCTAATCAAAAGCACTCTACTTGCGACCCTACCCAACGTTACTGGTGCGGTGACTGCCGACCACACTGAGTTATCAACCCTAGGTGGCTACACAGGCAACACTGCGGATCTAAACATCTTGTCAGGAGCCGCAGCGGCTGGTGTCACAGCTACAGAGTTCCAGTACCTCAATGGTGTCACCAGTGGCATCCAGGCACAGATAGATGCCATCACCAGTTCTGGAACCACAGTCAACGATGGTACCGTGACGATCCAAGCTGGGACCCTGTTGTCAACTGGTGGCAGCTTCACGACCAACCAGGCATCCGCAAGCACCATCACCATAGATCACGCCACGGTATCCCGTAGTAACACCACGACCTCTGTGGCCCCCGCAGCTGGCACTACGTTCACTGCTATCGACCAGGTCACCTCAGACAGCTATGGTCACATCACGGGTGTCCGTACCAAGACTGTCACTATGCCATCCTCGGCATCTGGTGGTATCGCCTTGACGGATCTGTCAGTAGGCGCAGAGGGTACCGCCAGTGGCAACGGATCCCTCAGCTACAACAGTGCCAATGGTGTCTTCACCTATAGTCCCCCCACGGCGGCTGGCTTAGGTGCCCTGACGGCTCACCCTAACATCAGTGCAGCCTCTAGTAGTAACAACAGTGGTAGTACGTTCATCCAGGACATCACCCTAGACAGCAATGGTCACGTCACAGGTATAGCGACTGCTACTGCATCAAGTAGTCCTAGTACAACTCTAGGTGCCGTGGGTACCTACGCTTGGCTCGGTAGTACAGCTAACGGTCAAGGTTTCCTGGCTGGGTCTACATACACAGCGGCCTCACACAGTCTTGTGTACGCTGGCTTTGTATCAACAACTGTATTCAGTGACGATACAGCTGCCACGATCCAAGGTTCTGCACCAAGTGGATCATGGCGTGCTATGGGTAACGCTGCTAATGGTTCAACCTTTGCGGCAAACAGGGAAGGTTCAACCTTGTTCTTGCGTATATCTTAATGGAGTTAATGACACATGAGTATAACACTAACAGTTAACGACATCAGGAATGCTGCATCTCACAACGCTGAGAACACCTACTTTTATGTCGAGATTAATCACCCAGAATACGGTTGGATCCCTTACACATTAGATCCTACCGACACCGACATGACCATAGACAACACGGCCCTACGCGCCCTCATAGGTTCAAACTTCAGTCCCTACGTGGCCCCCACCCAAGAGGAACTTGATGCAACGGCAGCGGCTAACGTCAGAGCCGAGCGTGACAGACGCCTAGCGTCCGAGGTAGACCCAGTCGTCAGTAACCCCCTGCGCTGGGCCGACCTAAGCGAACAAGAGCAAGCTGACGTCTCAGCCTACCGACTAGCGTTACTCGATGTACCTCAGCAACAAGGGTTCCCGCACACAGTCTCCTGGCCTACACCACCAGCTTGTCTCTAACACGAAGGACACCAGTCCATGCCAAACCTACCGATCCGCGACCTAGGTTCCGTAGGCGTAATCACTGATGTCGACCCATTCAACCTACCGATCAATGCGTTCACCCGCGCTAAGAACGTCAGGTTCGACCAAGGCAACATCCGCAGATCCCCAGGGTTCCGTGATGTCTCCACAGTCACAGGGTTCACCCCAGTGTTCATCCACGGTGTCTACAACGCCACTGGATATGACACAGTGACCGTGGTCTCCGATGACTTTGATGTCTACAACTTCAGTAACGGTACCATTGCCCTAGATTACAACTCCAGTGCATCTGTCAGTCCCGCCCAAGTCACAGCGACGTCCCTAGCGAACGTCCAGTACTTGAACCGAGAGGACATCGCGCCCCTCTACAAGACCCCAGCGATGAACAACTATGCCCCCCTGGTCAACTGGCCCTCAGGCTACACCTGTGAATCCCTGAGATCTTATGGTGACTTCCTGATTGCTATGAACATGGACGAGGGTGGTCAGAGCTTTCCAACTAGGGTACGCTTTAGTGACATTGCTCTAGCTAACCAGGCTCCCTCTAGTTGGGACGAGACAGACACCACCAAGAGTGCTGGGTTCAACGACCTAGCGCAGATGAACACCCCGATCATAGATGGTCAGACCCTGGGCTCTAACTTCCTGATCTACTCTAGTGACCAGGTTTGGCTCATGGAGTTCGTCGGTGGCACCTTCATATTCAACTTCCGTAAGCTCTTCAGTGACGTTGGTGTCATCAACCAGAACTGCATAGTGGAAGTCCAGGGTCGACACTACGTCTTCGACCAAGACGACATCTACATGACAGATGGTGTCAGTACCCAAAGTATCTGTGATGGTCGCGTGAAAGACTACATCTTCTCAGGTATTGACACGAGTTCCCTAGATCGCTGTTTCGTTCAGTATGACCCAGCGCGTGAAGAGATATACTTCTGCTACAAGAGCAGCGACGACATGGCTGAGTTCACCAATGGTGACGGGTGTAATCGTGCAGCTGTCTTTAACTACGCAAGCAACACCTGGTCCTTCCTAGATCTCCCTAATGTCTACGCAGGGACCAGTGCCAACGTCGACACAGTAGAGACCTACGACACAGCCAGCGTCACCTACAACCAAGCTGGTTCTACATACGCATCTCAGGACGCTGGTTTCACCCGTAACATCCTTATGCTCTCCCAGGCATCCTCAAGCGATGGTTTGTCTGGTAGTAACATCCTGGGTCTAGATGGCATTGACGAGGGGTCAACCCTAGCTGGCGCATTGAACACCAGTGCAACCAAACCCATGAGACTAGAGCGCACAGGGATTGACCTAGACACGGAAGCACAGCTACCCCTGACTGGCTACAAGAACATCCGTAAGATGGTCCCCCAGTTCAACACTGTGGCAACCAACAAAGTCTTCAATGTGTCTATGGGTGCATCAGACCTAGCAACCTCGGCCCCCACCTACGAGACCTCTGTGTCTCTAGATACGTCATCTGCCTACAAGGTCGACTCTAGATCATCAGGTCGCTACCTGAGTTACAAGATTGAGACCCCAGACACCAAAGACTTCACGATCTCTGGATTTGACTTTGACATCGTAGCAACTGGGAGACGTTAGACATGGCGACGAACTCAGTAACTGACGTCACCATCACGACATATGTCAGACGTCCAACCCCTAACCTAGATGAGAGCTTTCGTCTCTACATAGGACAAGAGTTCCAAGCTATCGAGAATGCAATCAATAGTATCATCCAAGGTACCATCCAGGTGACCGACAATCCCCCAGAGAAACCAAAGAAGGGCATGGTTCGCTATGCCTTGTCACCTTGGGATCCCCTGGGGTCTGGCTACACTGGCCTGGTTGTCTATGACGGGACATCTTGGTCATCCTTTAGTCCATCAACTTATGACGACTTCCCCAACTAAAGATAATAAAACAATAACAATAGGAGCATCCACATGGTTTGGCCTGTAATTGGTGCTGTCGTAGGCGGTATGATGGCAAACTCCGCTGCTAAAAAGCAAGCGAGTGCTATAGATCGCGCAAACGAGCAGAACAACCAGTATCTGAACGCAGCGATGCCTTACATCAACACAAACCTAGGCAACGTCTCTGGTTACTACGACGACATGATCGCCAAAGGTCCCTACCAAGGATCTTTCTACGCACAGCCAAACACCATGCAAACTGGTGCAAACACCCAGCTGTACAACCTAGGTAACAACCTGGTCGACCGTGGCAACTCTATGTACCAAGATGGTGTCAACTACGCTGCCCCAGGTATGAACTTCGGTAATAACGCCAACAGCCTTTACAACCAGTTCACAGGTATGGCTGGCGACTTCACCAACCGTGTTGGTCAATTTGATGCCTTAGCTAACAACCAGATGAACCTGGCGAATGACTACAGCAACATCCGCGATGGCATTGGTAACTACCGCTCCAACTTTAATGACCTAGCAACCAACAGTCAGGGTGTCACTGATCGCTTCGGTAACCTAGCCGACAAGGCGTTAAACGATGATCGCATGGGGACTGCATCTCAGTATGCCTTAGATAACATGAACCCCATCGTCGACGCCATGCTACGTGACGACAGGCGCACACTGACGGAACAAACAATCCCGGGCATCAACAAGGCTGCGTCAGGTTCTGGCAACGTGAACTCCAGCCGCGCTGGTGTTGCTGATGCATTGGCTAACCGTGCATTTGATGACCGCCGCGCAGACGTCAGTTCTGATGTTTACAACAGTCTTAAAGACGCAAGCCTGGCCCAACAGAACACCCAGTTCAACCAAGGCATGACTGGTACAGTCAACATGGCGAACAACATGGCTAACACTGGTGGTTTCTATAACGACGCCATGAACACCTACGTCAACCAGGGTAACATGACGGGTAACATGGGTACTGCTTATGGCAACGCTGGTAATGCTTTGACAGCTGGTAACAACACCATGACGTCAGCTGGTAACATGTTGTCAAACGCTGGCACTGCGAACAACCAGCTAAACACAGCGACAACCACTGGTATGAACATGGCTAACCAGGGTAACAACACAGCGATCTCTGGTGCAAACACTGCGCTGGGCGCGGGTAACAATCAACAAGGGTACGACCAAGCTCAACTTGATGCAGACCGCTCACAGTTCGACTATCTGACTGGCTATAATTACAACCTAGGTAAAGACTACGGTGGCTTCTTAGCGTCTCCAGGTGTCCAAGGTAATTTCCAGACAAACACAGTTAATCCAGCTGCCGAAACCTTCGCTGGTATGAACAGTGGATTTGGTATGGGTACGCAGTTTGCAAACGCTGGTGCTTACATCCCAGGCAACTCTTCGTTCTTTAATCCTTTGTTTGGCGGTGGCCCTGGCCTCGGCGGCTTTGTGTAGGAGAGACTAACAAATGATTAAGTTCTTTAACCCTGGACCAGGGGTACTACAGCAAAACCCACAAACGATGATGGGCCAACAGCCTATCCTAGCTGGTGCCACAGGCAACGCACGTGGCTCCAACCGTATGCCTCAGATACCAAACAACCGTATCGGCCTAGGTGAGGCCATGATGCGTATTGGTGGTGCTGGTCTTGGTCAATCTGCTAACGGCGGTGGTAACGCTGTCTATGGCAGCATGATGAATCAATATGGTCAGATCCAGGACTACAACCGCCAGGCTGACATGGAGCGCATGAGGATTGAGGAAGAGCGTATGCTTGAAGAGCAGCGTCGTCAGGACCTCTTGCGTAAGATGAACTCAGGTGGTGCTGGTGGTGGTAACCCTGGTGATCCAGAGGCCATTGGCGAGGTCCGTTCAGCTATTGCTAAACTACAGTCTGCCCGTGATATGTTCACACAGGACCCTGACAGTAGTCTAACGGGTTTTAATTGGGCAGCTATCGCAAGTCGTCTTACAGGACGCGTTGTTGGTAACGAGGACGAGGCAAAACGCCTGTTCCTACAGGAAGTCCGTCTAGACAGTGTTATGCAGCGTGTAGCTCAGACCAAAGGTGCAATCTCTAACGCCGAAATGCAACTATTTGCGTCACAAGCCCCAACCCTAGACAGTAACGACGTTGTCTGGAAAGCATGGCTTGATCGTCAGCTTCTACTACAGAAGAAGATCCTCAATCGACTTCAGAATGGCATCCAGGTTGATCCTAATGCGCCTCTCGATGCTGATCTAGCTGATCCAAGTACAGTCGACCAGTCAGTGATCGATGAGGCTAACGCTGTCATTAACGGTGACGGTACTTAATACCCCTTTACAATCAGAGGTTCTCTATGGCTCAAGACAACTTGACAGCCTACGCGCAGTGGCTTGTCCAAAACAAGGACAAGAAGGGGACCCCAGAGTTTGACAAAGTCGCTCGGGCGTTCCAGATGCTACAAGCCGCAGGGCCTCGCCAAGCACAAGCACCAGTAAACCCACCAGGTACTGGTATTAGTCGCGCGTTCCAGCGAGGTGTCATTGGTACAAAGCAGGGTATTCAAGCTGGTATTGCAACTAACGCTGCAAACACCTTAGAAAGCATGGATGTCGATAGATTGACGACTATCAGACGTGCTTTAGGGCTTGTTGTACCTAAAGACGCTTTAGCAATGATGGAGGCCGATGGTACACTCCAGGCTCTTGGTGGTGTAAAAAACGAAGAAGAGCTTAATCGTTGGTTTGACTCTTTAGACCGTGACTTTGACCTAGGCCCACAGAACGTCGCAAAGTTGAAAGCGATGGTCGGTGGTGCAGAGGCTGCGAAGTCTGACTACCGTGCCCCAGGTGGTAAGTTTGAGACTGTACGTGAGACAGGCCAAAACGCTCTAACGCGTGCGTCTGAGCTTGAAGCTGACCGAGCGGCACTTCCCATGTCTCCAGTGGCCCAGCGCGGCGCACAGGACTTCCAGGATGCCGAGGGCGTCATGGATTGGGCGCGTAAGTCATTCAAAGACCCTATGGCTGCACTTGCCTTCATCGGTGAGACCGCAGCTGAGACTGGTCCAGCAATGGCAGCTGGTATTGGTACATCTGTCGTAACAGGCAACCCACTGCTCGGCGCGGGTATCATGATCGCTGCGTCAACACCCCGTGAATACGGTGGTGAGGTCATGAGCTTCCTACGTGACCAAGATATCAATGTGTCAGATCCACAAGCCATCCGTGAAGCCATCGACAATGGCAACATTATGGCTGAAGCACAGAAACGTGGTCTAACTAAAGCAGCCATCATTAGTGCATTCGAAGCTATCGGTATGAAAGGTGGCGGTGGTATACTACTGCAAGGTGGTAAACAGGCTTTCACAGGTGGCGCGGGTGAGGCTGCATCACAGGTTGCCCTCGATGGTGAAATTACGTCTGCCAAAGAAGTCGCACTGGAAGCTGTAGCAGAACTTGCAACAACACCAGGCGAAGCCGCGATCCTATATACAAAGAATGGCACACTAAAAGATCCAAGCAGTCTGTCAGACACAGAGTCACAGGCCGCAGCATCTCTTGCCCAACGTATTAGAACGATAGCCAATCAAAATGGCTACAATCTGAAGGACGTAGGCAACACTGGTGACGCAAAGCAAGCACTTGAAGCTGCACATGAGCAAATTAGTGGTCAGATCAAAGAGATCGTTGCAAACCCAGCCGTCAAGAAGTACCTGAACCCAAAACAAGCAAAGACACTAGACCAACTTATTGATGACTACGCAGCTGCACAGGTTGCTATCCGTCAAGGTAAGAACAAAGTTAAATCTAAGGTCACGCAAGAGAACTTTAATGCAATCATGCGTCTACTACCGCCAACGGTAGAGGCTCAACAGATTGCCAACTTGATGCGTGAAGGTAATCAACTCACAGATCTATTCAAGAATGGCACCAAGGGCGGTATCAGTCAGTTCACTGACACGTTCAACCCGTTCACACGTGAAGATGGATCCTATGATCCGTCAAAAGTCATCTCAGGTATGGCAAACAAAGGTGTTGCTATCGCCACTATGGGTGGATCACTGCCATACCAGTTTAGTGCAGTAGGTGCTGGACGTGCTATTGATGCAGTCACAGGTCGCAGATCCGCAGTTAATCGTTTTGTGCGTAAGTACGAGGGTAAAGACAGTCTGCCAGACCCCGTTGGCCCGTCTTTGATCGTCGCAGAACGCCTAAAGAAAGAGCAAGACGACGCCCGAGCAGCTGAACTAGGTGGATTACCACAAGTTGACAAAGACAACAGCCCAATCGGCACCATTTTGTCAGGCACTGGCCTAGATCGTGATGGTCTAAAGGCTGCGATGACCGAAATTAAGGCGGCATTCCCTGATGTAAAGGCTCTAGACGACGTATTTGGTGACATCCGTAAGAACCTGGACGGTGGTACAAACAAGATCCGTAATCTCAATGACATTATCCCTGTCATTAACCAGCATTTGAATACCCCAGACACCACTGTACAACGTGCAGCGGCCCCAGATCAGCTTCTAGCCCAGCGCGGTGGTGTCAACATCCCAAACATTGACCAAACCCCTGCCCAGAACACCCCGACACCCGATGTTATGTCCCAGGCACCGAAGTTTGGCCCACAGTTCACAACTCAAGAGAACTACAACCGTGGCATCGAGGCTAACAAGGCGATGAACGCTGAGTTGGTTGAGGGTGTCACTACAGATCCAGAGTTGAACCGTGTACAGAAGGGCCGTCTAATTACCTCTCTGGATGTCCTAGCGAACAACCTAGGTTCAGACCCAGTAGCAGCCGCACAGGAACAAGTGCAGAAGCTAGAAGAGGCTGGTGTACCAGCTGAGGCAGTCGAGAAGTATATACAACCGTATGTGGACCGTGTGGCGCGTCAACAGGCGGCACGTGTGTCTCCAGATGAGCCAATCTTAGGATCTATCAATCCAAACATCCCTGCTCCTACTACAGTACAGACAGCGGCACTTTCAGCACCTACACCTGTTGTTCACCAACAGATCAAGGCACCAGAGGGCCAGACTAATCATGGTCTACTACCGCACCTTCGTGTTGAGGCACCTACAGCGCGTGAAGGGAAACCACTAGTTCTTGCGGGTACAAACAATAAGAACGCATCACGCCAAATTGACGGCATTGATGAGGTACTAGCGCGTCATGAGGATCCCGCAGGGTCATCTGAAGCATGGGCATCCATGCTAGGTGATGCGATGGCGACAAAAGACGTCCCAGTGCAACCACACGGATTCATCGAAGACTTGAACAACGGTGGTGCACAGAAACTACTGTCTACATTGACACCAGGGCAAATTGCAGATGCCGATCATGGTTTCCGTAATGCAGCCGAATTCCGTCAAGCATACACAAACGGTGAAATCGGCATTGAAGACACAGGACGCCTATTCTTGTGGTCATTCCTATCGCGTGGCGTAAGCCCATACACTCAAGAAGGTCTCTTTATGGATTCCTTCAATGGTATTGAAGAATGGATCCGCATGGCGGCTGGTAAATCCAACCGTGGCTCACTTGCTGACAATATCAAAGACTACGAGAAGTGGGCAAAGTCAGCTGCACCTAAAGGTTCAGGGCAACCAGGTGCTGGCGCAACACACAACTTGAATGCGTTTGGTAATACCTTCTTGATGAAGATGTCTCAGGACGCTGGCAAGGGTGACGGACGTTCCCGCTTACAAGTAATCCATGACATGATGTCAGATCCTAACACCACAGGTAAAGAAGTCCGTCGTGAGTTCTTACGCATGGGTGAAGGCGTAGGTATCGACAATAAGGTTGTGTCTTTTACACTTCTAGTTGCTGGTTATGACGACGTCATGGTCCTAGACCGCGTCCAGATGCGCCAAATGTGGAACGATGGACGTTTCTCAGGCATCAACCTATATGATGGATACAAGTCAGACGGTAAGCCTGTTACAGGCTCCGCTCTGTCTAGCCTGACATATGGTGCACGTGGACTTCTTGTCTACGAGGCAATGGAGAAATCACTACAGAACCGTCTATCGCAAATCTACAGCGATGTAGGTCGACCAGATGCAGCATCTGTGGGTCGCTACCACTGGGAAACCTGGGTAGCATCGTCTCAGCAAGAGGCATCACACGGTACAATCGACGCAATCTTGAAACGTGCAAAAGGTGACCCAAACCCTCTAGAAGGTGTAACAGCTAAAGAGGGTGAATATGGTGCATATGCCTATGGTGCACGCTACGGTGTTGAAAATGGCGTGCCAATGTTTACATATGAAGTACCTGGTTATGGTGAGTTCAAGTTTACTGTTCCTGACTTTCAGAAGTTCCTAGAGGACATCAAAAAGCCAAAGAACAAAGTTGTACCCACTAAGTTTAAGGTAACTGAAAGCGGAAATGCACCTTGGTACACACGTGAAGGCGTCAACCTTGATGCACTAGCAGAAAAGGCAAAAGAACATGGGAAGCAAATTCGAACAGCTGATGCGGAACTACGGCAAGGTCCAACAGTTCCCGATGGACGCACCCTTGATGCCCCTAGCGGAGAACCTATCCTCGGATCCCGCAGCCCTATCGAGTCAATCCTCCGTGATACCAGCCCAGGAGCCAATCCTGACGGACCCAGACCCGATGTCATTCCCGCTGAAAAGCCCCAAGTAACACCAGCACAATACAAACAGGCTGTCGTTGAGCTTATTCGCCCTCAGTTCCAAATTGGAGTGAAAGGTGGTGAACTCGAAGATGGCATCAGTAACTTCAATGACGCTGTCGAGTTTGCAAAGAAACTAGGTGTCGTCGTTAGACTGGCTATGTCACAAAACGAGCTTAACACTTTGCTCACGTTAGACACAGGTCAGGACCCATCTAAACTTGGTGATGCCCGTGGGATGTTCCAACGTAAAGGACCAAAGAAACAGGGTAAGGGCACCGAGGGTACAATCTGGGCGATGAAGCCTGGTGCGGACAAGGGTGATGGTACCTATGTCACTGACATTGAAGCACTGACTACCCTTCTACATGAGATCTCTCACGCAATCACCTTAGGTCCACTAGATGGCAAAGGTGAACAAGAGGTCTACTCTTACTTCATCAACAGAAAGCAGTCGTCTAAACCAGGCACTGGTATTGTAGGTCGTTCTGACTTCACGCCACCAGGGTCGTTTGTAGATAGTGCAATCAAGCCACTACTGGATGCGGATTGGGAACAGATGTCCCCTACGCAAAAGAAGGCATATGCTGAAATCGTTGATCTACAAGAGAACGTCGAAGCGTATTCACCTAAGAACCCTAATGAGCGAAGAGCAGTTAGGTTTATACGCAAGGTAATGTCTTCAGGACTTACACCACAAACAAAGCAAGCATACCAAGACTACACTCGTATGGCTGCGGAGTTTGCTGTGGATCCTGTATGGGTCTACCTGATTAACCCAAAGTTAGCCAAGAAGCTAATGCCAACGACATCTAAGATGATCCAGCAAGAGTTCCGCAAAGCTGACAACAAGGTCATTCAGTTCTATGCGCACCCACTAGCGGTTGTCATGGCAGCATTAGTTGCCTTGGAAATGGCTATGGATGACGAGGAAGAACGGAAGCAACAACAGATGCCACCAGGTGCACTAAACGCACCAATGGCACCAGGCATGTTGTCACAAGCCTAAGACCCCCAAGGAGAGCAAAATGTTAAAGACTGCATTGGACCTGGTTCCAATCCTAGAGGCTATTGATGTCGTCAAGTCATCAAAGCTCCTAACCAAAGCACAACAGGACACTGTGTTGCGTGAGGTTGCATCAGCGATCCCAGCACCAGTGTTCTGCAAACAATGTCCAGAGACACTGTCTATCATAAACAAACTAGTGGAGACGACAGATGGGTCACCCGCCAAACGAACCTCGAAAGAAGAAACCAGCAAAGCCAAAGTTAATGCCAGGTCGAGCCAGACCAGCACACAAGAACCCTCTGGCACTGCAACATCAGACACCCGAGGGACGGGCAAAGTTCCGCGAAATGCTAAAGAACCGAAAGAACAAGGGGGGAAGACCCCTCGGAGTTCCCGACGGTCACAGTAAGGAAACCATCAAGCCAGTCGTCGACAAGGCAAAAGAGGACGCCAAAAGGGCGGTAAGTATCATGAAGAAAGAGTATGACATCGAAGACCCACGCGCTGAGGAAGCACTCGAAACCGCAGTGGAGATCATGCGTACACCAGTACACAACCGTGATCGTCTTCAAGCAGCCAAGTTGATCCTGGACTTCACCAAGGTCAAACCTGTCGCCAAGTCTGAGATCACTGTCGGTAAAGCTGAGGAGTTCCTAAGCTCACTGCTAGATACCGATGACGGTGACGACCAAGACTAAGCCGACGATGGCTACTAAGGAGCAGCTGGCTGAGGTCCGTAAGCGACTGTATACTGACTTTAGCTTCTATGCGAAGGGCGCCCTAAAGATCCGCACTAAGTCAGGTGACATTGCGCCCCTCAAATTGAAACCAGCCCAGAAGATCCTCAACGACGCTGTCACTAAGCAACTAGAGACAGAGGGCAAAGTCCGAGTGATCATTCTGAAGGCGCGTCAGCAAGGTCTATCGACCTACGTTGGCGGCTACCTGTACTTCAGTGTCTCCCAGCGCAAAGCTGCGAAGGCCCTGGTGATTACCCACCACAGTGACTCAACACGCGCCCTGTTCGATATGACAAAGCGTTACCATGAGAACTGCCCTGAGATCCTGAAGCCACACACAAAGTATTCATCCCGCCGAGAGTTGTCTTTTGACGTCCTGGACTCCAGTTACGTCGTTGCGACAGCTGGCGGTGAAGCTATTGGTCGGGGTGAGACCCTGACACACGTTCATGCGTCGGAGCTTGCGTTCTGGTCTAAGACCACCGCTGCCGACAACTGGAACTCGCTGACCCAAGCTGTCCCCAATACTAAAGGCACCGCTATATTTGTCGAGAGTACAGCCAATGGTGTCAGCGGGATCTTCTATGATCTCTGGAAGGGTGCAGTCGAGGGAACCAATGGCTACGTGCCTGTGTTCATCCCTTGGTTTGCAGACCCAGAGTATCGTGAGACGGTCCCAGAGAACTTCGAGCGTACCCCAGACGAGGAAGAGCTTGCGTCCAAGTATGACCTCGATGACGAGCAGCTAATGTTCCGTCGTCGCAAGGTCGCACAGAACGGTCTCGACCTGTTCAAACAGGAGTACCCCTCAGAGCCTGAGGAAGCCTTCCTGACGACAGGTAGACCCGTGTTTAACCCCGAGCAGCTACAGGAGGCTATGGGCACTACACAGGACGTACAGGAGCGCCTAGCACTCGAAGGTGAAGACTGGCTGAATAACGTCCGAGGTGAACTGACGATGTACCGTCGTCATGACCCTGGTGAACAGTATGTCATCGGTGCCGACGTCGCTATGGGCGTCCGTGGTGGTGACTACAGTGTTGCCCAGGTCCTCGACAGTAAGAAGCGACAAGTGGCAACCTGGAGAGGCCATGTGCACCCAGACTACTACGCGACTGTGTTGTATCACTTAGGTCAGTTCTTCAACACTGCGTTCATCATTGTCGAGAACAACGGTCACGGCCTTTTGACGTGTACCAGGTTGGCTAAAGACATGGCCTACCCGAACTTCTTTACTGAGGTTCAAGTCGACAAGTTGACGGACAAAGAGACCATTAAGTTGGGCTTTAGTACGACAGCAAAAACCAAGCCTCTGATCATTGACGAGCTACGAGCGTCTGTCCGTGAGAACGAGATAGAACTCAATGACAAAACAACGATCCGCGAAATGCTCACCTACGTCGTGACTGAGAGCGGATCTATGGAAGCTGAACCAGGATGCTACGACGACTGTGTCATGTCGTTGGCATTAGCCAATCACGTGCACGAAGGTGCCTGGGAGCCGATAGAGAGTGCAGATGACTATTACATTGAAATGGTATGATCACTATGGATAAAAAAGACTACAAAGCGGTGGACGACGATAAACTCGTTACGATCCTCGATGATAACATCCGTAGATCTATCGGGTATTATGATTCACAGATATCCAGAGAACGCCGCAAGGTCATAGACTTTTATAACGCTACGCTCCCACGCCCAGCGCACGACGGTAACAGTAAGTATGTCTCTATGGACGTCTATGATGCTGTCGAGAGCATGAAGGCTGCGCTGCTAGAAACTTTCAGTACTGGCTACAAGACCGTGCGTTTTGCCGCACAGACTGGAGAGGACGTGCGTATCGCTGAGATCGCTACAGCCTACTGTGACTACGTTGCAAACCGTCAGAACAACCTGTTCGAGGTTATGCAGTCTGTTATCCACGACGGTCTCATTGCACGTGCTGGTCTCTGTAAGGTTTACTGGGACGAGCGCGAAGACAGCTACCTAGAGCCTATCCAGGATCTGACTGAGGAAGAGTTTGACGCTATTGTTGCCCAAGACAACGTAGAGATCGAGGAAGTCGAGCAAGACGAACTTGGTCTGTACTCTGGTGACCTTCGCGTCTTCCAGGACACTAGTCAGGTGGTCATTGAGGCCATTGCACCTGAACAGTTCGTCATTGAGCCACAAGCTAAGTCTTTAGACGACGTTGGCTTCTTGGGTCATCGCACGACTATGACAATCTCAGAACTACGTGAGGCAGGGTATGACGAAAAGCTCATTGCTAAGATCGGCGATCACGAAGACGTCGAAATGGAAACCGATCCAGAGGTCCTGGCACGTCACGAAGAAATTGGTCAAGACCGTGGCTTCAACGCTAAAGGTTTCCAGGATCAAGTTAGAAGCATCACTGTTTATGAGCTATATATCGACATCGATCTCGATGGCTCTGGAATCGCTGAGACGTACAAAGTAATCAAAGCTGGTAACGTAGTGTTGCACAAAGAGAAGTGCACCTACAAACCGTTCTGCGCCTTTGTACCACTACCGATCCCACACTCGTTCTTTGGTTCCAACTTCGGGTCCAAGGTTGTCCCTATCCAGACTGCACGTACAGTTCTGACACGCTCGATCCTAGATCACGCAATGATCACGAACAACCCACGTTACACTGTGGTCAAAGGTGGTCTAACGAACCCACGTGAGCTGATAGACAACCGTGTCGGTGGTATCGTCAATGTATCACGCCCTGACGCCATCAGTCCGATGGTACAGGCACCGTTGAACCCGTTCATCTTCCAGACAATTCAGATGTTGGACGAGGACAAAGAGGACACCACAGGCGTCTCACGTCTATCCCAAGGTCTCAACAAGGATGCCATCAGTAAGCAAAACTCAGCGGCTATGGTTGAACAGCTGGCGACTATGTCACAACAGCGTCAGAAGATCATTGCACGTAACTTTGCGAACAACTTCTTGAAACCTCTGTATCAGCTGATTTACCAGCTGGTTGTCGAGAATGAACCACAAGCCAAGATCGTTGAGATCGCTGGTGATTACGTGGCGGTCAACCCAGGTGACTGGGGATCTAAACGTGATGTCACTGTCGAGATGCACCTAGGCTACGGTGAACAGGAAGCTGAAGCACAGAAGTACCTAGTGCTGCACGGTCTGATGTCTCAGGATCCAACATTGTCAACAATGTATACACCTGAGAACCAGTACAAGTTGATGTCACACGTTCTAGAACAGAACGGCATCAAGAACGTCAAAGACTACCTAACGCCACCACAAGAGCAACCACCAGAGCAGCCAGATCCAGCACAGGAGATGGCAATGCAGATGCAACAGAAGCAGATGGAGCTTCAAGAGCGTCAGACAGCGGTTGCCGAGATGAAGGCACAGATGGATGCCCAAGTTGCCCAGATGAAACTACAGCTGGAGCAAATGAAGGCACAACAAGGCTTTGCGATCCAGTCAGACAATATGGATCTGAAAGAGGCACAACTGGAACACAAGCAGTTTGTCGACAAAGCCGAACTAGAGATTGCGAGAAACGCAGACGACGTCCGCGCTATCGCTTCACCAACTGGGTAGACCTTAGGGTCTCCCAGGCCCCTAACCAGCAAAAGAGAGCAGCATGACTGAAGAAGAACTCATTCAGCACGGTGAGGACGCAGAGGTATTACTCAAGTCCCCAGCGTTTAACAACGTGGTCAACAAGCTAGTGGAACAGACGTTCCAGAACTTTGTGAACTCGAAACCAGAAGAGAACAAAGAACGCTCGATCACTTATTACCACTATCGCGCCCTAGTCGACGTGGTGAACACATTGAAGCAACAAGTCGCCATCCGCGACGAGGTGCTGGCAAAGCGCGACAATAGCGAAGAGGAAGCATAAGGACCATGGATAACGTCCAAGACAACGCTACTCAACCACGGGCATTAGACGACATGTTTGATGCCTCCGAAGCCATTCTAGATCGTTGGTCAGACGGTGAGAACCTATCTGAAGAGGACGAGAAGCTAGAGGCGACTGACGACTCACTTGTCGGCGAGACAGACGAAGAGACGTCAGATACCTTAGATGACGATGAAGACCTTGAAGAAGTAGAAGAAGATACCGAAGAGGACCCTGACACGGATGACATTGAAGACGAGGATGAACCAGAGACAGATCAAGAAGATGATGAAACGGAAGTTGAGTTGTCTGACGATACTCTGGTTGAAATACAAGTCGACGGTGAAGCCAAACAGGCATCCTTAAAGGATCTAAAGCGACTATACGGTCAAGAGGCGTCATTAACACGTAAGTCTCAAGAAACAGCTGCCAAACGTAAAGAAGCCGAAGAGGCTTTGGCAAAGGCAGACATCAGCTATCGAAAGCTCCTGGAACGTGCTGAAGCGCGTATGAAGCCATATGCCGAGGTAGACATGCTGGTCGCAAGTCGACAGATGTCCACTGAAGATTTCGCTGCATTACGTCGTGAAGCCCAGGAAGCCGAGAAAGATCTCAAGTTCCTACGAGAGGAAGCTGACGCATTCTACAGGGACGCTCAAGCACAACAACAAAAGCAAGTGCAAGAAGCTGCCCAGAACTGCGTTAAGGTCCTAAGTGAGCAACTGCCCGACTGGGGTGATGAACTATACAACAACATCCGTTCATACGCAGTCAGCCAGGGCTTACCCCAGGAACAAGTCGATCAATATGTTGACCCTGCGGTCATCATGATCCTCAACAAGGCACGTCTTTATGATCAGACAAAAGCCACAGCGGAAACAAAGAAAGCGAAGGCCAAAGTGATCAAGACAAAAGAAGGCACCCGTAAAGTACTGAAGACGAAGAAAGCACCCCGCTCAGATGCCGACCTAAAGGTCCAGCGTCAGAAGAGTGCACAAGACCGTCTACGGTCAAACACGAGCCGTGCTGGTGACCTAGAGGATATCGCTGATGCTCTGATGTCACGTTGGGAGCGATAGCACTCAACTCTTAAATTCAGAAGGATGTAACCAAAATGGCTACATATACAACTTACGACCAGGTCGGTAAGAAAGAAGATGTATCTGACATCATTTCAGATATTACACCAACAGACACGCCAATGTTCACAATGATGCGTTCAGAGAAAGTCTCTGCTCGTACATTCTCCTGGCTTGAGGATAGTCTTGCAGCCGCTGCGGACAATAATCAGGTCGAAGGGGCTGATGCGTCAATGGCAACTCTCACAGATGCTGTAGAGCGTACAAATAATACCGCCATCTTACATAAAGCATTCCAGGTGTCTGCAACCTCAGACGCGATTGCGACATATGGTCGTGCGAAGGAAACTGCGTACCAACTTGGTAAAGCACTCAAAGAGATCAAACGCGATCTAGAGCGTGCTTACATCGGCGTGGATAACGCAAAAGTAACTGGCTCAAGCTCAGTAGCACGTGAGATGGACTCAGCGACACAACAGATCTCAACATCTGTCGACGCTGGTGCCAACGCAACTGACGCTCTAACAGAGGCGAAAGTCCTAGAGCTTGGTGAAGACTGCTTCAACAACGGTTCTGATCCAACAGTTCTAATGATCAAACCAGCTGACGCTCAGATCGTTGCAAACTTTGCAGCGGCATCTGGACGTAACCGTGAGATCGCCCAAGGACGCAACTTGGTAAACGTGATTGACCTGTACGTGTCTCCATACGGCGAATACAAAGTGGTTCTAAACCGCCACCAGTTGACTACACACGCATTCCTAATTGATCCGTCAATGTGGCGTTCATGCGTACTACGTCCGTTCTCACGCACACTGTTGGCGAAAAACGGTGACTCCGACAAACACTTTATCGTCGGCGAATACTCATTGAAGCATATGAACTATGCTGACGGTGGTATGATCACTGGTCTTTCATAAGATCTAACACACACGCGACATACCTAGGTCCCACCCACGGGGCCTAGGACACAGATGAGGGGCATCCTCGTCGTCCTGGGGTTTCCGCTCTCCTTACCCTGGACGACTTGGGTGTCCCTCTTTTTGTTTTTCTAAGGGGAACCCATGAGCACTAAGAAAACAGGCGTCGATCTATTAGGCGTCAATACGGACTTCATACAGCAAGGCGATGACGTCGTCCGTAAGCACACACAAGAAATATCACAGTCATTCCTAGACGATCTTAAAGACAGTCGGAATGCATCTAAAGACCAGCGCGAGGGTGAGTTCATGCGCGTGGCGTCAATACCAACCGTCGTCGTCGAGCAATGGCTCCGCGAGGGTTTCAACATATGGGAAGCTACAGGCCCTGAGATTGTCAAACGTCTCAGAGATCAGAACCTGGATGGCTTCATGGCAACTGAGAAAAGGATCTGACTTATGTACAGCGACAAAGGCACCTTCAAGCCCTGCCCAGGGTGCAAGACACCAGGCACATGCCGTCTAGCTGGTGAGTGCAAAAAGGGATCCAAGTAACATGTCAAAGACACCTTGGAACCAAGCTAACCCTAAGCCCAAAGCAAAACGCAAGAAGATGACAGACGCTCAGAAAGCCAAAGCCAGAGCAAAGGCTAAGAAGGCTGGTCGTCCGTATCCCAACTTAATCGACAATATGGCGATCATGAGAAGGTCATAAGAAATGAACAAAGGTCAAATCAGGGCGCACTTTAAGGCCCTACTTAATCGCACGGACTGTGATGACGCCCTGGCTGACACCTTTATTGACCAGGCCATCACACGCATCCAGCGTACACTGCGGATCCCAAGCATGGAGAAAACGCAGAACTACGCGATCACGTCTCAGGTCACAAACATCGTTGTACCCAACGACCTCATTGAGATCATGAGTATATACAACAGTGAATACGCCCTGTCGCGCGTGTCACTGCGGGAGATGAAGCAGTTCCAGGCAATTGGTGAGGCTGGGACACCCAAGCACTTCTGTCGTCAGGGCGAGTTGATACTCTTGTACCCTTACCCTGCCAACCTAACGGTATCGATAGATTACTATAGTCAGTTCCCT